CGGCCACGTCTTGGGTGATCGCCCCGTCGGTGGCCACGTCCTCGGAGTGGTTGGGGGCGACGACGATGATGTCGCCTGCGTCGGCGTCGCACTTGGCGATGGCATCGTTGATCGAGGCGAGGGCGTTCTCCCAGTCGGCGCCGGTGTTGTTGACGGAGCCGCCGTTGGAGTTCACGAACCAGACGTTCCCCGGCCCGTAGACGCGGGTGGGGAGGAGGGCGCCCACGCTGGGCAGGGGAGTGGTCATCATCGTGTCGGCTCCTCAGCAGGGGGTTCAGGGGGCCGCGGCGGGCGGCGACGCCCGCTCGTGCGGCGACCGCGGGGCTTGGGTCGGCGAGGCTCGGGGGCGGCCAGGTCGGCGGTTTCGGACGGGCCGGCCGTCGCGGCCTCGGGGGCGGGGGCCGGGGCGATGGACTCGGCGTCGAGGTCGGCGCCTTCGGCGTCGAGGAACTGGCGGGCGAGGGCGGGCGGCAGATCGTAGACCTGGCCGCTCACGAACACGCCCCCGGGGCCGGCGGCGGTGCTCTTCATTCGGACCTTCATCGGCGTTGTCTCCGGTCGGCGCGTGGTCAGCCGACGAGGATGTGGAACGTGCCGGTCTTGGCGTCGCCGCCGGCGGCGATGACGATCTTCACGCGATCGTTGGCCACGTGGATGCGGTCGGTGAGCGGCTCGGAGCCTTCCATCGTGAGTGTCTGGCCCACCACGTCGTGGACCTGGGCGGTCGGGTAGACGATCTTGGAGGCGTCCACGTTCTCCTCGGTCCAGAGTCCCTCGCCCGAGCTCTCGACCGTGATGGTGAAGTCCACCCCGGCGGCGAAATCGGTCTTCGCGTAGCGGATGGCCAGGATGCGGCCTGTGATGACGGGCGAATAGGCGGTGACCGCTCCGCCCACGGCCGTGGTGACCTCGATCTCGTGGCGTTCGACGTGCATTGAGTCGTCTCCTTGGCCTTTCGAGGCAGGCCCCCTGGGTTGTCAGGTCGCGTCGGTCTCAATCACACGGATGTTGATCACCGTGGTCCACACCTTGCCTTCCGGAACGCTCTCGGCGAGTTCCTCCTCGCCGCATTCCGCCTTGACAAAGGCGCCGGCCGTCAACGTAGCTTCCAGAGTCGCTTCCTTTTTCACGGTCCCTGGAACGATGACAGTCTCAAACTCCATATCACGTACCTCCTATGCGCTGGAGGCGCTCAGCGGTACAGCGGGATGTAGTACTGCGTCCCGTTGTAGTGCACCAGGATTCGGGCGTCCTGGTTGCCGCCGGGCACGGCGTCGGTCGTGACGCACGTTCCCGCGCCGGAGTTGAACGTCTCGTCGAAGTAGAACAGTTGGGAGTAGCCGCTCGAGGTGGTCTCGAAGCCGATGAAGGCGTCGGGCCGGCTCGCGCCCGTCGTGGCGAACAGCCCGTATTCTTCGCCGGAGACGGTCCCGCTCAGTTGGTTGTCGATCCAGGCCGCGGCAACGCGAGAGCCAGAGTCGCAGACACAATTTCCGCCGGCGGCAACTTTCAGCCACGCGCCGTACATGCCTGCCGTGCTGCTTCCGCCGAGCGTGGCGAGATGCGAGGCCGACCCGTCGGCGCCGAGGTGGGCGATGAACTGCGCTGCCTGGAGCGCCGCCGGGCCGGTGCCGGTGTTGTTCGCCTCAGCCAGGCCGGCGACGGGGAACGCCGCTTTTGTGCCCGTGGTCTTCGCGCAGGCGAACAGCCCGCGATCGTAGCTGGCTCCGCTCGCGGACGTGGTCGTGTAGATGCGAATGACGCCGCTCTGGTCCGCGTCGGCGGCGTAGTCATACGGACTGGCGTAGGTTCCCAGCCGGATGAAGGTCGGGCCGTTGGAGCCCGTGGGCGCAATCGTGGCACTCGAGAGGTCGATCACGTTGCCGGTGTACGTGCCCGTGAAGTTGATCCCGTTGGTATTGGCCCCGCTGAGGGTGAGCTCGGCGGCGCTGGTGATCGTGGCGCCTGCCTGGAGGTCGAGCGTGCCGCCCGATTCCACCTCGATCTCGCCGGTGTTGGCCACGACGAGCTTATCGCCGCCGTCTGTCTTGTAGACCTTGGGCACGAACGTCGCATCGGCGGCGTCGGTGATGAGCGGCGGCAGGTTCATCAGCGCCACCACGGTGAGAAGCGCGATGAGGGCGCCCTTGAGGAATGGATTGCACCGCATGAGCAGATCTCCTGATGCCCCTTGGGTTTGCCCTGGGCGGCCGGGGCCTGCCGCCCAGGGCAGTTCAGGCGGTTGTTACTTCGTGCCTTCGGCCGGCGAGACGTGGGTCTCGCCCGATGTGCCGGTTGGCTGGGTCACAGGGACTTTCCTGACGCCATACTTGATGGCGGTGATGCTACCGACCACGGCGTTCTGAGTGCCGCGGTCCACGATGACGTGAACGAACCGTTCCCGAGGCTTCACGATGTCGATGTAGAAGGTCGTGTTGTCGTCGGTGTCGGCGACGGTCTGACTCGTGCCTTCGAGGTCGGCGGCTGTGCCCATGCCTGTAACGGTGTCCTGTTGGGCGTAGATCGAGGTGACGGCGGAGCCGGTGATGGTTCCGAAGGGGATGACGAAGATCACCCCTTCGCAGCCCTGCATGTCCACCTCGTCGCTCGTGATGTCGGTGGTGGCGGCCACGCCGGCATCCACGGTCGAGACCTGCTGGACGTAGCAGTCCTTGCTCATCTCGCCCTTGCCGAGGGCGAAGAGCGGGATGGCGAACAGGGCGAGCAGGCAGGCGGCCACGCAGGCGAACTTGAACAGCTTCTTCATCTCGGTAGCTCCTTGTGGTTTCTGGTCTCTCTGGTGTCTCGGGCGGTCGGGTTAGAGGAGGGGGGCAGCGGCGGCGAGCCGCCGCCCCCTGGGAGCGACGACTGGGCTAGGTGCCCAGCTTGACGCGAACGAATGCCTCGGCGAGGACGGGCATGCCGTCGCCCATCGAGCGATCGATGAAGCCGATCTGGTTGCTGAGCGCGTAGAGCTCGCTCAGGCGCTGGATGCCAAAGACCACACCGTCGGCGATGTAGTAGTGCTTCCAGCAGCAGAGAGCGGCGACGTACTGGTTCGCGCTGAACGAGTTCGGCGCGAACTCGCTGATGTCGAGGGGGAAGCCGAGCAGGCGGTCCGGCTGCCCGGGGACCACGCTCGCCTGCCAGATGTAGCGGCCTTCGCCGTCCTTCAGGATGTCGATCTTCGCCAGCGTGTCCTGGTGCATGACGAATCTGGCTTGGGGCCAGTAGACCGACCGCATCTTGTACTTCGCGGCCTTGAGGCCGTCGAACGTCGGGCTTGTGGCCGTGTTGGACGTCGCGACGTCCTGCGTCGTCGGGACGCCGAGGGCCGAGGCGGTGAAGATGCCGAGGGGCTGGGCGGCACCGGAGCCGGTGAGGTACGCCTTCTCTTGCGTGATCGACCGGACGTATACGATCTCGTCCCGGACGATGCCCTCGGGGTTCATCGGCGACATGGCGAGCCAGTCGCGGCTGACGATGATCTGCTTGGAGAGCGGATGCGGCTCGAGCTTGCGCTTGCCGAAGCGGAGGCTCGTGTCCTCGCTGGCGACCTGGAGTTCGGTCGTCCACTCGGAATCGGCGGCGCGGGCGGTCCTGGAGGGCATGCCGAGCGACGCGGCGTTCAGGCAGGGGATGACCCTGGCGAGCGGGCGGATGAACACTGCGGCGTCGAGCTCGGCGATCAGTTCGGCCACGAACTGCTCGTCGGGGACGACGTAGCCGCCGAGCTCGCCGCTGCCCATCGCCAGGTCGCGCAGGGCCTCGGGCTTGGTGCCACGGCAGAACGCCCTGAAAGCCGCCCTGGCTTCCGGCGTCTCCGTGCGCTCGCGGTGAGCGGCATAGGCCGGGTTGTCGGCGTCGATGTTGTACCGCGCGCGGAAGGCGCGGACTTCGGGGGAGACCTCCGCCTGGCCGCCCTGGCCGGGGCGGTCGGGGGTGGTGCGGCGGTGGCCGGCGGTGGCGACGTCGCCCTCGGCGCCTTCGAGGGCGGTCAGGCGGTCGGCGTCGGCCTTGAGGGCCTTGGCGTCGTTGAGCATCTTGTCAATGCTCTCGCGCTCCTCGGCGGAGAGGTCGCGCTTCTCGGTTTCGGCCTTGCTGGCGAGGCCGCGGGCGTCCTCGATCAGCTTGGCCCGCCTCTGAAGCAGTTCCTTCGGGTTCATTTGTCGCTCCTGTGCTGGGTTGGTCAAGGTTCCTACGGATCTCGGCGACGGTCTACGGATCGGGCCGAGGGGATTACTCCTACAAGGCCGCCAGGCGTTCGCGGGCGGCGTCGAGGTTCGGGGTCAGACCGGAGATTCCGCTGAGGTGTCCGATGACCTCGCGGAGGAATGTGCGGTCGTCTTCGGCCACGTCGAGGCCGTGTTGCTGCTGGCAGAGGACGCGGGCGAGCCGGTTGTGGTCGAGGCCGGCGGAATGGAAGAGGGAGCGGAGGTTGACCTCGGTGTCGGGATAGGCCGGATAGGTGACGGGGGAGACGTCCCAGAGCCGCACCTGGCGGAGGTCGCGGACGACTTCGCCGCCCTCCTTGTGCCAGGCGTCGTCGAGGGCGTCGAAGCCGAACGAGCAGCCCGTCACATCGCCGCGCTTGATGCTCTCCGCCACGTCGCGGCCGACGGTCGTGTCGGGGAGAATGGCCGTGAAACGGAGGCCCTTGTCGTCCTCGTTGAGGCGGAGGGTCTTGGCGGCGGTGCGGCCGAGAATGGCGGACGGGTCGTGGTTGAAGAGGGCGCGCACATCGGCGCCTTCGTCGAGATGCTTGCGGAAGGCGCCGGGCAGGATCCGCTCGCGGAAGCCGCCGAGGTCCACGGAGAGGACGTTGAAGCGGGCGGCATAGCCGACGATGCGGCGGGGTTCGTCGCCCTCGGGCTCGGCGACGCGCAGTTCGTGGTCCTCGAAGAGGTAGCGGCGGTCCATGTCACGCTTCCTTTCTGGCCGTCCAGGCGGCGAGGGAGGTGATGAGGGAGTCGGCGAGGGCCTCGGCCTCGCCTTCGGGCCAGTCGGCCGTGGCGGCGTCGAGCTCGCCGAGGGTCGTGTCGGTGGCGCGGACGCGGGCGAGGGCGTCAAGGGCGGCGGCCTGGTGTCGCTCGCAGAGCTGGGTGGCGTGGTTGCCGACTCGGAACTCGGCGGCGGCCGCCGCGGCGGCGAGGCGGGCGTGGCCGTTCCCGGCCACGGCCTGCATGGCTCGCACACAGGAGAGCGCGGGAGCACGGAGAGCTGCGAACAGCACGTCCCGATGCTTGGCGTAGACGCCGGCGATGGCGGCGCGGGCGTCGGGCTTCCGGGCGGCGCCGAGCACGGCTTGTCGCTCTCGGCGGGCCATGCGGGCCGTGGCGTCGAGCATGGATGAGACTTGGGAGGCGCCGATGAAGGCCAGGGCGGCGGAGCGCTCGGCCTCGTCGTCCCCGTCGGGTTCGGCGGAATCGCCCTCGCCGGCTTTCTTTTCCTTCGGCGGTTCCTCCTTCGATGGCGGGGCGCCGGCGGGGGTGTCCTGGTATGCGTCGCCGCCGGGGTCGGTGCGGGGCGACATGTTTTCCTTGCGGCGGATCTCGTTGGGGTTGAGGACGCCCATCTGGCGGGCGATGTTGTAGACGGTGTACCGCGTGGAGACGTCGGTGCGGAGGATGGCGTCGGGGAGGAACTCGACGAACAGTTCGTCCTTGCGGTTGTCGGGGATGACCTTGAGCCAGTACTCCTCCTCCCATCGGATGAGCCAGGGACGGAGGGTGAGCGTGTAGAAATCGAGGTTCATTTGCTCGCCGTTGGACCATGTGGCGCGGCCGTATTCGGCGAGCTTGTTGGGTTGGATGCGGAACCAGCGGCAGAAGTCCAAGACGCTGTGCTGGCGGGCCTCGAGGAACTGGGCGTCCTTCATGGACATTCCGCCGAGGCGGGTGTCCCACTTGAGGCCCTCCTGGAGTAGGAGGACGCCGAAGGCGTTCGGCCCGCCCGCTTGTGCTTTGAGGTCGGCGATGATGTTATTGCGGGTTTCCGTGGTCACCTTGCCGGGGGTAGTGAGGGTGTTGCTGGGGAAGACGCCGTTGCCGAAGAAGTGGCCGCCGAACGCCTCGGCGGCCAGGGCGGTGCCGATGGTCTCGCGGGCGTGGGTGAGGACGCTCTTGCCGACGATGCCGTCGCCGAGGCCGCGGATGTGGAAGACGCGGTGGGCGGGGAGGCGTTCCACGCCGCCCTTCGCGGGGTGGTGCTTGTAGACGAGCGTCCCGTCGCCGTCGCGGTCTACGCGGACGCGGGCCGGGTCGAGGCGGTGGAAGGCGGATGCTCGGCCTGCGCCGTCGAAGACGATCTCGGAGTAGGAGTTGCCGGCGACCAGGGCGTTGGCCTGGCAGGATTCGCGGTAGGGCAGGGCGGTCATCTCGGGGTTGGGGCGGTAGCGGAGGACGTTGTAGAGCGGGTCTTCGGTGAGGCGCCGGCGGTCGTCGCCGTCGCGCTGGTAGAGGATGCAGGGGAGTGAGCCGAGGCCCTCGGAGATGACGGCGACGGCGCAGAAGAAGGCGGAGAGGTTGAAGGCGGTGGCCTCGGAGACGTGGGTGCCGGCGGCGGTGGGGCTGAAGCCGAAGAGGCTGGCGAGGGCAGGGTCGCCGGGGTGGAGGCCGTTGATGGCGGTCGCCCGGGTTTCGGCGGGGGCGACTCGGAGAGCGAAGTTGGCGAGGGCTTGGCGGAGGCGATGGAGGATGGCCACGTGCAGGGTCCAACGAGAAGGCCGTGTAGGGGGTGCAGGCCCCTGCACGGCCTTCCGCCCGAGAACACATGCTTACGCGCTTAGTATAGGATGGCCGCGCGGGGTGTCAATAGGAAAACCGCTACATGGTGCAGATGGGGGCACA